GGAGAGAACTGCATGTTCTTGTTTAATCAGTAGTTTCATCTGGTTTGATTCCTGTTCCTAATGTTATAATCGTTTCAATTGGTTTATCACCCCCTTGAAGTGTAGTTTCTTGCTTATCTCTCCATCCAAATCTGTTCTTCATATTCATGTACCAACCAGTGTAAGAAAATTCCTTTGACTTTAAATTCTTTCTTCCAGATTTGTTCCACCAAGATTCAGAAAGCATTCTTCCCTTTTTTATGGTTATCGAAAATTCTTCATCTTCTTTCATCCATCTATTCCAAAGATCACAAGAAAAAGTTCCTCTCCATTCATAAATCAATGCTTTGATTTCAACATCTGCTGCACCTTCAGAATAAAGTTCCAATACTTCTTCATGCCAATTATCTGGTAAAGATTCTAAACTTTCCTTTGGTCTTCCTACTTTATTCATTTATCCTAATTTAATTATTTGTACAAATATACAAAAAATTTATTTAACAATATATCGGTGAATATTAGCTTTTTAATTATAATCCCTTTTGAATTGAACCGATATTCACCCTTAGATATATTTTAAATTGTTTAGTATATCGGGAAGAATCTAACTTATAGAATATAGTTCTTCCCCTTGTGACATACTCGTATTTTTAAGTTATAAGCACATTATAACTTGAGCCATTTTTGCAATTCCTTTATAATGCTTAGATACATAATCAAAATGTTCTTCAGTGTATTTAGTTGCACTTTCTAAGTTGTTACCATATTTCACTAAATAATTAATCACTCTTTGTTTTTCTGTTAATTTTGACATGATCTTTGTTTGTTTGTTGATACAAATATATATTAAAATTATATATAAAACTAATTATTTTAAATTATTTTTATAAAAAAAACATAAAAAAAAAGAAGATCTAAAAACGTTTCGGCGTCACTGCTTATAAATCAATGAATTATCTAAAATCAAAATAATTGATTTCGATTTTTGGTACCCCCCTCTAAAAAAAAAACTTCTTTTTCTAAGGGGGTATAGAAACGCCTAAAACGTTTTCATTTTTTATTGTCTTGTAAACAAACTGCATCTGCTCCATAATTCTTTAATTCTTCAATCCTAAATTTTTGCAATGGTTTTAAAGTATCGTTCCATTCTTTACACTCAATAAATAAAGGTTTTTCATTTTTCTTAATACAAAGCAAATCTGGGATTCCATTCTTGTTAGTCTTAATTAAATTGATAACGTACCAACCATCTTGCTCAAATCTCTTTATTATTTTTGTTTGATATTTACTTGCCATTAATTCTTTTAAAATAACTATTTGTAAAATCTAATTTATTTGATACTCTTTTATAAATGTGCTTTTCAATTCCTCCTTTTGCAAATATAAAATAAACATCATTTGATTTTGTTCTTGTTTTGCTTGTCATTCTATCTTTCCCTTGCTGATAGCTTAATGCACTAAACTCAATGTTGTAATAAATCAAAGCATCTGCACTTGATAAATTAACACCCTCTCTACTGCTTCTAATTTGTCCTAAGAAAACCAAATCATTTGATTGATTAAATTCTTCTGGTGATTCTGTGAAGTTAGGAAATATATTTTTAAGTAGCAAAAATTCCTCTTTAAATAAATAAAATATAGCAATCTTCTTCTCTTTAAAATGATCCTTTATAAACAAACCTTTTGAATTATCAATAGTCATACTATTTCCACTTTCAAATTTAACTGTCCCACTACATAGCTGATGTATCTTGTTTTGTAGTTTTACAGATGTATCAGCCAATATAACTTCTTCTTTGCCCTCTACTATCAAATCTCGTTTTAATCTCTTTACAAGATCATAAACCTTTGCTTTCATTTCTACTTCTAAAATATGTTCGTTTACTTGTTGATTGAATCCAGCATCTTCTTGAGTATATGAAATAAAATAATCTTTTAATACATCCATTATCATTTCTTTTTTAGCTCCAGAATAGTCATTCACTTTGGCATAACCTAAATTCCTTTGGACCACATCAACAAAAACTTTACTCCATTTATAAAAATTTGCGTATTCCTTGAATGGTGAAAACCTATTTAACAACCTAAATTGATGGAATAGTTGTGAATAAGATTCAGGTGATGGTGTACCTGATAAAAATATAATTTTATTATAAGCATTTCTATCTAATATTGCTTTTAAATCTTTGTATCTTTTTGAAGGCTTTGGATAAGTTCCAACAGAATGTGCTTCATCAATTATAACAATGTCAAAATCTTGTTCTACTTTGTGAAGTGATTCATAATTTATAACCGTAATATTATAATCTGGATTCAAAAGTTCGTAATCATTTTCAATAGATTTGATTGCTTTCTTTTTAGTAACAAACAACACCCCTTTTGGATTAGTGAATTTATTTGCCAAAGATAAGGCAGTTAATGTTTTTCCAGTTCTTACCTCCATAGATAAGTAAACCATATTCAACTTTAATAGTTTTGAATATCCTTGTTCAGCAATTTTTTCTTGGTAATCTCTTAAAGTTATTTTAGACATAATATTCAAATTTTTACCAGTTTATTAAATTAGTGGCATTAAATGTTTCGTAAACTTCACCAAATGTTGTATCATCTTCAATATTATATTCTCTGTGTATATGTTCGTAAAAGGACAATAAAAGTTCACTTTGTTGGCTAACAATAGGTATAATTAATTTTTTAACTACATCATCAGATAATTTAAGTATTTCAATAATATAATCAAAACGACCATCACTATAATTTTTATCCTGCTTAGTTATTTCAACTACTCTTAACGCTTCCCTTATGTATTTTCTTTGTTCTTTGTTTTTCATTTAATAAATGGTTTGTACTTGTGTAGTTTCTCCCTTTGCATTTTAACAATTTTACCAGTGTTTAAGTTCTTTACTTCTTCAATCATATTCCAGATACCTGAATGATAAAAATCTTCGCTCCCAATAATTCGTAATTCCTTATCTTGTATAAAAAAGGAATCGTGAACATTGATTGTTCCGTCTGCATTAATTAGATCTTTCATTTTTCTTGAATGATTTTTTAAGAATTTTTGTAATTTCTTTATTCACACTTCTATCGTTTTTAATTGCTGATTCTTTTATCTTTTCAAAAAGTTGCTCAGGCATTGATATCAATTTTGTTTTCATAATTGTTTTTTAAATCATTGATGATTCCCAGCAATTTTTACTGCAGTATTCCAATTCTTCTTCAACTGGATTGCAACATTCTGGACATTCGTATTCTTTTTCTTCGTATTCATTAGGATTTCCATCCTCCAAGTATTGATCATTCATAATGTTTCTTTGTTTGTTAATATCCGATAAAGTCATAAACTTTTTTTAGATCAACATCAATAGTAAACGGAGTAAAAGTTCCATCCTCATTGTTTGCCATTATTAAAACACCGTTTGGAGTATTTATAGCTTGTGTATTAATTCCGTTTGCTCTTAAAATGTTTTCTACTTTATACATAATAATTTGTTTTTCTTTGTTTGTTAATACAAATATATATTAAAGATATATATAAACCTAATTTAAAAAGGAGTTTCTTCCACTTTGCTTGGTTCTCCTATCATGAACCATCTTAATCCGTTTGAAGAATTCTGTGAATACTCAATATTTTTGAATTTAGCTAATTTTTGAATCCAGATATTAAACTTCTTTCTTGTTAACCATTTATTGAAATCTTTGTATTCAGAAACAAAATTGTCAAAGTACATTGTTTTATCATTTCTAACTCCAACAGGTAGATTCTCAACATCATTTGCCCATTCGTAAAACTCCATTGATGTTTCAGCAATTAACTTTCTTAAAATTAAGTTTTTTGCATTCTGCTTAATCAATCCACTTTTTAAATACGATTGTAAACAAAAGATCATGTAGTTATCAAATGAAATAAAATCATTTATATTCCATTCATCAAACAATTCTCTTTTAAAATCATCAAATGGTGTTAAATTATCCCCATAATATTGTGCAATCTCTAATTCAAACCTTCTTCTGTTATGTGAATTTCCTTCACCTTTGATTGCGTAATTTGTAGAAATCAACATCTTTGGTGATTCCTCAACTGATAGCTTTATTGCATCTTTGTTTTTCCTTTCCAATGTTATTCCCTCTGTAACTAAACTAAACTTTTGCTCAAAATCAAAGTTTTTCTTAACGTCATCAAACACCAATACCTGAGTGTCTTGTGTTAATGTTTG